GCCCGTTCTGCGACCAGAGCTTTGGTAATTGTATGGTCAGGGTGTTCGATCCAAGCATCTCTTAACCTCATTGCTTCTTTTTCAGCTTGTTCATCCGCACCTAGGGCATTAACATAATACCCCAGTGCAAGATCGTGACGTTCTTCGTCTTTTACGTTATCCTCAAGCAATACTCTAGCGTTTTCGGGAACAGTCTTTTCAAGACCTTCCTTAATGAAGGTACCCACAGGTAACTCCATATGACGTATTGCGAGGGCACGTTTAATGGTTTCTTCACTTCCATATTTTAATTTCCCAACAGTAGGTTTTACAGGGGACCATTTACGTTTACGGTTTAATAATTTCTCATAAGGATCAGTTTTCATCATTCTCCACATTCACAAGCGATTGGCGATTCATCTGACTTCTCAGCCAGGATACCCTCCAAATAACTTTCGACATCCCCTTCATCTAAAGCTGCATATGCATCACTCTTATCTTGAACATCGGCCATTACTTGTAGGCTATAGTAAAGGGAAGTTTGGGGTGAATCCAACCACTCTTGCACGAACGCATTGTCGTAGGTTACAACGTCACTCCATGAGTTGAAGCTGTATCCGTGAAGAAGTCCCGTGTTGTTTAACATTATCATTAGTTCGTCAGCTACTTTCTTGTAAGCATCCCAACCAACTTCACTGGCAATTTCTACATCACCATAATCATAGTGTTGTACACCGAATGTACCACTATCTCTATCTACACTCCTAGCAATAGGAGGTGCTATTTCTGGAGTACATGTGTACCCATCTAAATCCTTACTACGATAAGAGCAGGATGCAGTAGGAGCTATAGCAAAAGCTCTTACCATGTTATTTGCTTTAGCTATGAGTTCAGCACAATATATGCCTCTCTTAAATTCCATAGCTATTTTCTCAGCTGTAGTAACTATTGAACCATTTTCATTAACAACTGCTAATGCTCTTCCAAATTGCTCATAAGTTACATTGTACCTCCGTAAGAGATTCGCGAGTCCAAGGCATCCAAGTCCGACCTGCCGGTCTTTTTCGGGCGAAAGGTACTCTCCAGATTCTCCAACACCTGTTCTGCTATGTAGATCGCACAACTGGGACATGCCTGTAGTGAAAGCCTCTTGTATGCTGCTGATTTCACAGGCACCGAGATTGACGTGTTGTAGGAGACAAGTTCCTCGTGAGGGCAAATATACCTCAAGACATACGTTCCCTCTGATTCTATTTCCGTCATTGTCATACTTTATTTTGTTGAGCCAGATGTCACCGGATTTGATTCCGTAAAGGATGGCGTCTCTAACTTCAGTTCCGGCGTTGAACCAAGTTTCTTCTGTAACGTTGACGCATCTTTTAATCCAGGCAAGGGCAGCCCTATCAGACTGCACGAACTCAAGAATATCGCTATGGTCGATGTCAAGGTGACATACAACAGCGCCGTTCTTGTAAACGCCACCTCTTCTAAGTGTTTCATTTAGTGTTGAGTAGATTTTTGCAAATGATACGGGACCAGAAGCTGTTAAGCCCTTCCCGTTTTCGTGCCCCTTAGGGCGTAAGTTTGATAAGTGTACAGCACATCCTGCTCCATGCCTTAAAGCATGAGACACAAATCTCCAGCTCGCTTCTATTCCGTTTGGACCCTCCATGGAGTCCTCAACGACAAATACAGTACAGCTCACTGGGAGTCTTGATTCTGGGTTATCCAACCATGATTGGACCCGACCAGTGCGGGAGATTAGTTCTGTCATTAAATTAGATCTTCTAAGTTTGGTGGTTTGTAATTTGGACCTTTGAGAACTTTACCGTCCTCACGTTTAACGGGGTGACCGTCTTCTCCTAACTTAGACATATTACTTTCATGTACACGGAATAAAGCTTCATCTAAATTCCAATTCATATTTTCAGCATATTGATAACATACATATACTAAGTCAGCTAATTCTTTTAAAGCTGCAGCTGGGTATTGTGGGTTATTACCCCATAAATCACCTTCTGCCTCTAAAAATTCTTTAAACTCCTCTACTATTAAATTCTTCTGTCTCGATCTGTCTATCAAGGATGGGGAGTTGCGTATCTCGTAACCCTCCCGGAATTCCCGTGCCTGAGACGACAGTGTTGTATGGTGATTGTCGGGGTAGATCCTCACATTCGGCATAGTTTATTTCGCGATGATTAGTGGTAGTGATTTCGGCCATTTTTCGATTAAATTTCTTATTGAATTAGCCATTACAAAGTTTTGTTTTTGTAAAGCAAGGAAGACAGTAATAATATCTTCCCTGTTTGTTTCATATGTAGAATTTAGAGCATCGTTAAGCAGCCTCATTTTCAGATCCTGCTCCACTGTCAACTCTGTAATCGGAGCTGGGGGACCAAAATCTGGGAGTTTGTTTTTCAAAGTCATAATCATCAACTGTTAGGATTTTGGCTAGTCTAGCATTGATTAAAGCATCTTCTTCTGTAAGATCTTTATCTTCAAATGCTTCAACTACAGTTTTCCAAGTATACCCTTTCTTATTAAAGAGTACCTCAGCTCTTTTAACTCCAATACCAGGTACTCCACCGTATCCATCGGTTTGATCACCTGCTAGAGTTTGGATGAGGTGCCATTTAGCACCCTGCTCCCTTGTGATTGTGAATCTTTCATCAAGATTGTATATATCCCCAGGTATTTGTTTCATATCCTTATCAGGAGAAACAATTATATTACCTGGGTTCTGAGTTGCGTAAATACCCATTGCATCATCAGCTTCTAATGTAGGCATGATGATAACTTCAAACTCAGTCTTGAGTTGTGATATCACACGTTTATAACCGCAAGGTTTCTTACGATTACGATGACCTTTATATGAGGTCAAGATTTTTTTCCTGAAATTCTTAGTGTCAGAGAAAAATAATATTAAAGTAGAGAATGACCCAAATTGGTCTTTAAGTTTGGTAAGCTCTCTACATGTGGCGGAATATGC